CCTTTTGAAGATTGTCAATGTCTGGTTTTGACTGATGGAATCGGCCATGATACAATTTCTTTTTTTTCTTTGACCAGGAACGAGGGACTGGGATTACAAATGTTATTGAAGCTCCAATCGGAGGCATCGTAAATGATTTTCGTTTGGCTTCTGAATCAAGATCTAATTTGTATTGATTATACCTCTCTAATCTCATTAATCTTTTAAGGCCGGCTGGGCGTAATTTTTCTCTTGGGATTCTAAAAAATATTGAATCACCCTGGGTTGCCCTAACATGAGTTTGAGGTGTTATGTTGAGAATTACCTTTCTTAACATTCTATCTCTGTTATTTTAAAATGCTTTTTCATGTCTTTCTCTATTTGCTTTTGCAAGACAATTGAAATATACCCTTTTGTTGTTTGACCAGTTTTTGATGTGATCAATTTAATGCAATTTAAAATTTCTTTTTCTACTCTAAATGACTCTGTGGTACTTTGTTTCATAATGTGGTATTTATTACACAAGTTACAAAACATCATTGACATAAACAAAAAAACCTCCTTTTTTAAGGGAGGTCAATTCAAAGAAAGAAAACACATATATTCAACAAACCTAGTTTATTCTAATCTTTTTTAGCTGGCTTCTTTAAAGATTCTAATTTACTTTTTCTCATTTCTGAAAATATTGAATCTACTTCATTTTTTGCTTTATCAAATGCGGATTTTTTAGCAGCTTTATTACCTGATGACTCATTTATTTCTTCATCTGTTGCATATCGTAAACTTGGAGCCAACATTGGAGTTTCTCTTTTATATTTACCAGATTTTATATCTTCTGCTTTAGCTCCGTTTAAAAACGCTTCACCCTCTTCAACAGTCATAGGTCTTGATCCAGGTTTTAGTTTAACGCTTGGCAATTCTCTTTCCATTATAGGCTTGCTTATCAATTTCTCCATAGGAGCTGCTTGTTTCAACATAGTTTCTTTAATAGATTTGTCATCTAATTTATCTATTACTTTACCAGCAGCTGATCCTAATTTCTTCATTACATTAGTCTTTGGTTTTGACTTTTTCTTTTTAGGATTCTGCATGTCGTAGTCTATCATTACTTTTTCTGTTGCCATGTTTTTATTTTTTTAACATTTTAAAATCTTCTGCATCTAACTTGCTTTGATTGCCTTTTAAACCAGTTTTAGGCGTACTTTTTTTTGCCATTTTTGATTCCATTGCAACTGGCTTCTTCATTGAATCCATTAAATTCTTTATCATAAAAATAAATTATACCCAAATATACAAAATATTTACCACTACCATCACTACTATACACAAAAAAAATTTACAAAACCCTACACCTACACCTCCTAAAGTGTCCCCTGGCAAAAAAAAATGATGTCCCAAAGTGGGGGCTTCCGTTCCTGTAACCGAGTACCTCGTATTTGTATTGGGATCCTACCATGCTTTCAGGCCATTAGGTTTACATGGGTAAGGGCATGGAGGGGCAAGGGCAAATTCCTTTGTGGCATTGGTTTTGATCCTGTTAGTATGTGCATGCAATACCTATCTATCTATGTGTATGGTATGGGGGATGGTGCTAGCCATGGTATCGGTATGGTATGGCCATGCAATTGATCCCTGTTAATTAGTTTATGTATTGTTGTGGTAATAGGAGGAGGAGGGGGATCGTAACAAAATTTGGTTAATCGTAACAATATATCTACCTTTATCGTAACAAATCACTTAATCGTAACACTTAATCGTAACACATGAAAAACAAAACACCTTTTTGTATTTATTGCGGAGAAAGAATGGAAAGTCAAACATCCAAGAAAAAGTTTTGCTCAGACAAATGCAGAGTTTATTTTCACAGGAAGTACCCAAAAGGAAATACTATTTCTCCAGTAGAATTAGCCTCAAAATTGGCAGATAATGCTAAAGTGGTAGAAATACCTGTTGAAAACCACAAAACGCCTCCAGAGGGCTTAAAAGGGATAGACTTGACTATTTGGAAAGCAGAGAATTGGAAATAATTCGTATCTTAGCGGTATGAAAGGTAAATTAAAAATGATGAAGCGAGCAGTTACCAATTTTGATATGGGTAAATACATATTGGTTGTTGGTAAAGATGCTACAGATATTTTTAAATTTTATGATGTAAAACAAATGCATGGGTTAAATCTAAAGGATGCTCAAGCAGAGGAGGTAGATAAAACCAAGGGAAATGGGGTGTATATTTATGGGCTTACGAATTATAATCCAGCAGATAAAAAACTTACAGCCAAAAGTCCTTATAAACCGTTTATTTTTTTAAACATGGGTACTTTTAAAAGATATAACGCTGAAGAACAAAAGACAGCAATAATGCACGAAACAATGCACATGGGTATTTTGCTAAACAATTGGGATATAAAGGATAAAGAAGAGGAAGCAATAGGATTTGCAGAAGAAGAAGCTAATAAAATCATAAAAAAATTAAAAAACCTTAAACTTATAAAATGAAAAGTAAATTAAAAATGATGAAAAGGGCTGATGGCTCATCTTCTCCTCGTGGTCTTTGGGACAATATTCGTGCGGCTGCTGGTTCAGGTAAAAAGCCTACGCCAGAAATGCTAAAGCAAGAAAAGAAAATTAAAGCACAAGAAAAAAAATAAGTTATGTCTGGAGCTTGGCAACGTAAAGAAGGGAAAAATCCTGAAGGTGGCTTAAATGCCAAAGGTAGAGCATCATATAATGCAGAAACTGGTGGGCATCTAAAATCACCTGTTAAATCTGGCGTTAATCCTCGTAGAGTTTCATTTGCAGCTAGATTTGCTGGTATGCTTGGGGCTATGAAAAAACCAAATGGAGAGCCAACACGTAAAGCGTTAGCCCTCAAAGCGTGGGGATTTGGTAGTGTGGAAGCCGCTAGAAAATTTGCCAATACACATAAAAAATCGTAATTTAGCACAAATAAAATATTATGGCTGAAGAAAAATTTTCATATTTTGTATCTTATCTTAAAGATGCTTTTGATCAATCTGTAGTATGGCACCATCAAACCGAGTCTTATGCAGAACATAAAGCATTAGGTAAATTTTATGATGCAATCGTTGGTTTAACTGATGGATTAGTAGAAAGCGTAAGTGGAATTTACGAAAGACCTAAACATTATCAATTAGATAGTCCAGTAGATTATAAAAGTCATGAGCAAGTTGTTAAATATTTTAAGTCTTGCTATAATGCAATTGAAAAAGAAAGAAAGAATATTTACCAAGAAAGCTGGGTTCAAAATCAAGTAGATGAAATTGCAACATTATTTGCTGAAACTTTATATTTACTTAGTTTAAAATAAACTATTTATCTTTTGTTTGTTTATAAACATCAATTGCACCAAGTATTGATATTATTCCAAAAATTGATATTATTATTATACCTGTCATGTTGTTAATTGTTATTATTAATCCCATTATTTAATTTTTAGGTTGATCTTCTAATATTTTTTTACCAGCTTCTGATAATGGCCTTGAAAATAATCTAAGTTTTTTACCTGTATTTGGGCACACAAAAGTAATGCCGGCATCTTGATATGCTTTTAGTACTATTTCCAAACCACCTTCACCATCAGGGCTTGCGCCTACTACATGTGGTTCATCATAATCAAATTGCATACAGAAATCACATCCTTCTGTATAAACCTGTATTTCTTTTGGTATTTCTGTTTTTTTCTTTGCCATTTTTTATTGTTTTATTTCGTTTATGTCAACTATTTTAACTTCTTCTCCGTTTATTAATGCATCTAATGTAGATTCAATTAAATCTCTTTGATCTGGAGTTAATAATGCTACCTTTTCTACAATCGCAGGGACTGCAAATACATCACTAGCTATTTCGTTTTTAATACCAGTCCTAACCTCTTCAGTAAGAAATGGATTTGATACTAAATCGCTAAATATCCAACCTATTTTATCACTATATTTTTTAAATAACCTTGAGCCTTGTGAGTTAGGGTATTGCCTACAAAAATCTTCAAATTGCTCTTGGGCCATTTTTAAATTTTGAATAGCATTTATGATGTTGGCACCATTATTAACTTCAGGATTCATATTACTTATTAAAGTTTAAATGTGTTTCTTCTATTTCTTTTAAAAATTCTCTTGCTTTTTCTACTTTTTGTTGGATGCGTAATATATCATCTTCATTTCTACTAACGTGAAACATAAGTATTCTTTCTTCCATAGATATATCATCAAATGACATGTTAAATTCAATCTTCATTGCTTCTTTTACATATTCTGGGTTTTCTTCTGTAGCTACATCCATTTTTTTAAGCAAATAATACTTCTCTTGCTCAATAATATTCTCTGGTGTATTTACTAAACAGTATGCAATAACGGCACTTTTTGTTCCTGTTAACCACATGTAAGACTGCATTTGCCAATAATATAAATTATCCAACTTATCAGGTATGTTTCCAATAAATGTCCATAAATCATAGCTAGATTTAATGTCAATTATTCTATCATTATCAATAATATCTGGTGAGCCAGAAATAAAATCATTAGTAAACCTTTGTTCATTTTTATTAAATGGCATCTTTAGGTACATAGAAAGCAAATCAATTGATTCTTGCTCTACCTCTACACCTTTTTTCATTTGCTTGGTTTGTATATCTTTTTTACGGCCATATTTTTCAGCTATATAGACATCTAATAAATGTTTTTGAGCTGTTTTAGATAACAATCCGGCTTCTTTATCAGCCTTTGTTACGGGTTCGGTCATTAAATACCCTACAGAGCTTGCTCTGATGTGTGTGTCATTCCATTGCATAATTACAGTGTTTTAAATTTATTATTATAGTGTTCTAGTAACTCCGGATTGCTTTTACTCATCAATTCCCAGGCTTTTAATTCATTTTTTGTCTTACATGAATTAATAAAGTCTTTAGTTTTTTCAACTAATGATTTTTTTGATTGAGTAGGTATTACTTCTTCAGAAATTTGTTCATCATAAAAATACCCTAGATTTTTTAATCTAACCACGCTTTGTTTGTGATATTCTTCTACCAATTCTCTAGCAGTGTCTAGAGCTGCATTAGCCGAATCTCCTTCATTAAGGGAAAATTCAACGCCAATTTTTTCAGAAGAATAATTGCCTAAATTAAATGTTCTAGTGTAGTTAACGGTTTGGATGTGCATATGTGTTGGTTTTATTTTACTCTAGATACGGTGGTAATACCATCTACGTATTTAATCTTAAACAGCTTGTCTTTGTGGGCTTCTTTCTTTTTTAAATTAGAAACCATTACCATTACTGACGTATATGGGTTTTCAAAGCGTATATTTTCTTCCAATGTTAGTTCAGCAACTTTACTTGAAACTGATTTTGGATCTATTTTTCTTGCCATTTTATATATTTTTTGTAAAATTAATTTAATTAATTTAATTAAAAAAATAAATTTAATTAAATTTTGTATATTTGTGCTGCATATAGCAAGTGTTAACGGTTTAATCTCGCCCTTCGTTTCTACGAGGGGCTTTTTGTTCACTTTTTTCAATAGTTTACGTTTCCGTAAACGGCATAAAAAAATGAACAAGTAAAGTTTAGTCAAGTTTTACCTTTACTTTGTAACATATTTATATAGTTACTTGTTACCGAAAAATATATTAAAGTAACATTTGCGCTTAGATATTTTACTTTGCGCCCATAAAGTATCTTATAAGTCACAAATCCGCTTAAAATTGTGACATTAATAACAAGTTTTTATAATTTTAATACATCAATAGTTTATAATTTTGACACATGTTTTAATTTATCAATCAAAAAACCCATATTTTGACTTATTTATTGATTGATAAAAAGCCCCCACAATAGAAATTGCAGGGGGTATTTACTATAAAAAACCGTCAACCAATATTTATAAACTTCTTTTTTACTAAATTAAGTTTAGCTCTATATTCTAAAATTAAAGCTTTTAATTCTTCTCTTGTTGGTCTTACTGGTTGCCTAGCAGTTTCTCTTAAATATTCCACCAATGCGCCATTTTCATCATGTAACTTATTCTCAAATTCTTCTATGTTGCCGGTTTTAAAGTAATTACATTCCATACATTGTGGGCGGCAATTAGATTCCATCCACCTAGTTCCTAAGTTAGATCTACCCATAAAATGGCCACACTGTATTTCTGCAATAGTATGTTTATTACCACAAGTGTAACATTCTACTACACCATTTTTATCAGCTTGTTTGTTTCTAATGTATTGGCTAAATACATGATCCAAGTCTTGAACTAAATTGTTAAAACTTTCAGAATCATCCTCAAATTCATCCATTCGCTTTTGCGTAGAAGCTATAGTAGCGCATTGTTTACACATCTTTTTTGAAAAATGATAATCAATGTTACCACAATTTATACAACGCTTTTTCTTAACTATTATTGTTGAGTTTCTCATATTTTTTCAAGTGCGTTTTTTACATTACACCAATAAAACAAATCTTCTGGGTTATTATTTTTTAATTCAATTTCTTTTTGAACATATGATATAGCACTGCTTTTGGCTTTTATAATTCTATTTTCAAAATCAGTTACTTTATCTTTTAAAAAAAAATTTAAATACAACTTAATTGCTTTAGCTTGATAGCCTTCCATTATTCTTTTAGTTTATGCAATATTCCATTTATAAATCTATACTTACCAATATACTTTCCTGCCTTCCATACTTCAATAATCATGTCTAATCTCTTAGCCATATCATATATCAATTCCCGGTTTTCCATAAGCAAATATAATTAATTTAATTAAATCACAAAATTATTTTAAAAAAAAGTTAAAAATATTTGGGAATATAAAAAATAAGACTATTTTTGTCATCCAATAATCAAAACAAATTTATGGAAATCAAAACAGAATTAAAGCTTCATGAGAAAATAAAAGAAGCTTTAGATGGCCGTACACAAAGGTGGCTATCATTAAACGCAAAGATACCAGAATCGGAATTATCTCGTAAGATGCAGGGTAAATTATTATTTACAGATGCAGAAATAGCTCGTATTAACGAAGCTTTGAAAACCGATTTAATTAACGATTAATTATAACACAATGGCTCGCCCTAAAAAGAATTATTGCGATTACTTCCCTCATGATAGGGATATGAGAAACCATAGAAAGGTTAAAGCCATTCGTACAAAGTTTGGGCCTATAGGTTATGCTATTTGGTCAATGACTTTAGAATATTTAACCGGTATTGATGGTAATGTATTTGAATATTCAGATGTAGAATTTGAACTAATGGCTGGTGACTTTGGAGTTTCTGCTACAGAAATACGGGATGTGGTGGATTACTGCATCAAACTGGATATGTTATTTAATAATAACGACTTTATTAACTCAGAATCACTTGATGAAAGATTAAAACCAGTATATGAAAAAAGAGGAACAAATAAAGATAAAAGTAAGAAACAACTCCGCGTAAACGGTAAATTTGCTTCTGTTAATACGGTAACTGACGGAGTTTCTGCTCCAGAAATGCCGCAAAGTAAAGTAAAAGAAAGTAAAGTAAAAGAAATTAAACTAAAGTTTAAGGATAATATTTCTTTAACTGAAAATGAGAACCAAAAGCTTGTTTCTGAATTTGGTAAAGACACGATTGATAAAGCTTATGAATTTTTATCATCATATAAGATTGAAAAGTCTTATACTACAAAATCGGATTACCTAACAATACGTAGATGGGTGCTAGAGGCTGTAAATAAGCCAAATAAGACACTTTCTCAGCAAAATAGTAATAACCCTTATCAACAACAATTAGAGGCCGCTAGAAGGGCTTATAAACCAATTTCTGAATAATGATAACAATTTTTAAAAATATTTTTAGCAAAGAGCCTCATTTTATAACTGTAGAAAAGGCTCTTGAAAGGATTAAATTAGGTGCAAGTAAGCAACTAGTTCTGGATATTAGATTGGCTTTGGACAAGGAAAAAGCAAATAAGCTTAAACTTAACCTACCATCAATTTGCTTTAGTGGTAAATTTGGCCAAGACAGGAAAGATGAACAACTTATTGAACATAGTGGGTTTATTGTTCTTGATTTTGATGATATTTCTGATTTAAGGGATAAGCAAACCGAAATCATTTCTAATAGTTTTATCTATTCGTGTTGGGTAAGTCCTTCCGGTAATGGATTAAAAGCTTTGGTTAAAGTTGCTGATGGTAAAAAACATAGAGAACATTTTCAATCTTTACAGGATATTTTTCCTGAAATTGATAGAAGTGGGATTAATGTAAGCAGGGTTTGTTACGAAAGTTTTGATCCAGATATTTACATAAACGAAAATGCTGAAGTATTTACAAAGGCGAAGAAGGTTGAAAAAGTAGTAGTATCTGAAACGGAAAATTTAGATGATAATGAAAATTTTCGTAGAATTTTAAAATGGTTAACTAACAAAAATGATGCTTTTGTAACTGGAGAAAGAAATACATATATTTTTAAATTAGCATCTGCTTGTTGTAGATTTGGTATTGGAGAAGAATCAGCATTAGGTTTAATATCTACAGAATACACTGTTAGCAATGATTTTACAATGTCTGAAATGAGGAGTGCTGTTAAGAGTGGATATAGAGCAAATAAGAATAATTTTGGTACTGCTTCAATTCAAAAGGAGAAGCTTGTAAGTAAAACCACCAATTACGAAATTGATGTTAAAAAAGAATTTACCGAAGAGGTGGGAGAGAGTTACAGAGTTGAAGATGTGGTATATGGAATTGATGTAAAAGATAGAGCATTGTATATCAATCAGAAGGGATTTGATAAAGTTTTAGGATTTGGAATACAGCAATTAGATTATCTTTTTAAACCAAAAAGAGGTGAAATTACATTACTTACCGGTATTGGTAACTACGGTAAAACAGCATGGCAGAAAGCTCAATTACTTATGAGAATGGTTATGTTTGGAGAGAAGGTTGCTACATTTTCACCAGAGGATGTACCAGCTGAAGAATATTTCCACGATTATGTTGAAATGCTTTTAGGTTGTGAGTGTACGCCATATAATCCTAATAGACCTTCCGATGATATTTATGAAGCAGCATATGATTTTGTATCTAAGCATATTTTTTACATTAGTGCTGAAATGTTATCACCAACACCGCAATATATCAAAGAAAAATTTTTAGAATTAATAGTTCAAGAAAAAGTTGATTTTTGTTGTATAGATCCATTTAACCAGATGACAAATGATTATAAGGGTTATGGTGGTAGAACAGATAAATACCTTGAAACATTATTAGCAGACTTTTCAAGATTTGCTAGAAAAAATGATGTTTATTTTTGGATTATTGCACATCCTAAATTAATGGAAAGAGATAGATCCGGTAATTATAAATGTCCTGATGTATTTGATGTTAACGATGGTGCCATGTGGTCAAATAAAATGGACAATATATTAGTTTATCATAGACCATTTGCACAAACAGATCCAAGTAATCCTTTAGCAGAATTTCATTCAAAGAAAATTAAGAAAAAGAGTGTTGGTAGAAAAGGATTTATGATGCTTGATTATGTATGGGATAGAAGAAGATTTTTTGTAGAAGGTAGAGATATTTTACAAGAATTATTAAACACTAAAAAAATGGATTTTTGGAAAAGACAAGAAGCAAATCAATCATGGCTTCCATACAAAGATGAAAATGGAGAAGAAGTAATATTTTAATAATAATAAAAACAAAAAACAATGATTAGAATTAGCGTAATCGGAAGATTAGGACAAGATGCAGTAGTAAACACAGTGAATGGTAAAACAGTGATTAATTTCTCAATGGCTTACAGTGAAAAATTTAAAAATCAACAAGGCGAAGATGTAGATAAAACTACATGGGTGTCTTGCGCTTATTGGACGGACAAATTAAATGTATCAAACTATCTTAAAAAAGGGACTTTGATTTACATGGAAGGAAAGCCAGAAGCTAAAACTTATTTAAACGATAAAACTAAGGAAACCGTTGCTCAATTACATTCAAGAGTAACAAGTATTCAGTTATTATCAAGTTCAAAAGATGAAAACTTATTATAATGTATATTCACGAATTAACAACTATTATTGACGTTGAAACACCATTAGGATATGGAAAAGCAATTGCCTGGATTGACTACGGAAGCCAAACCAACACTGTTTGGAAAGTCATATTATACGACAGTGGTATGGTCAGAAACTTTTACGATGATGACATACTCGTACACCCAAATTACATGGATGGTGGACAATTAAATTTAGATTATTTTAAAAACAAAAAATAATGCTATGCAACAAGAATTAGTATTTGACGGATCTGATTACATACATGAGCGAGATGGTAAAAGGTTAGCCAAAAACCACTTGAAATTAAAAGACTTAATGAGTGATAGGGTGTATAGAACTTTGAGTGAAATATCCCATATAACCAATATTCCAGAAGCTTCTGTTTCAGCCGGATTAAGAGATTTTAGGAAAGAAAGGTTCGGAAGTCATATTTTGAATAAAAAATATTTAGAAAATGGCTTATATTCGTACCAATTAATCCTAAATAACGAATAAAATGGCTAAAGTAAAATCAGACTCCAGAAAAATTACTTTTGGTAAAAGAAAGACTGGTAGTGCAAAAAAAACTTATAACAAGCACAGCCCCCGACCAAAAGCATATAGGGGACAAGGTAAATAAATAAATTATGAATAACAAAGCCGCAAAGAAACTAAGAAGGTTATCTGTAGTATTAGCAGCAGGTGCCGGTAAAACTATTGATGATGTTGAAAGAATTTATAAAAACCTTAAATCGGTTTATAAAGAAAATAAAAAAGCCCCTCGTTAAAAAGGGGCTAATTTTAAATCTTTTTAAGATTAAGCGTTTGCTGCTGCATTAATTTGAGTTACAGTAGAAGTCGTATAAAATAATACGGGTACTTGGTTTAAACCAGTCGGAGCTACTTCAACTATTGAGTTCATAGTTACTCCGTTTGCTACCGTACCAGTCGGAGCTGGGTAAGCTGCAATTGTGTTTACTGGGAATCCGTATGCAATACCAGAAGTTGCGGGGGTTCCATTAGGATTTAATAAAGCATATTGGTTTCTTTGATATGCTGTAATTGATACTATATTTGCCATTTTTTAATATTTTTGATTGTTTTTAAATTTTTTTAATTAAGCTGCTGTTGTTGTGGTTGTGGTTGGAGCTGCTGTTGTTGTTGTTGTGGTTGGAGCTGCTGTGGTTGTGGTTGTGGTTGTGGTTGTGGTTGTAGCAATACCGCCTCCATTAATAGCTGAAATCAAGCCAGCAACTGTTGCATTGCTGTATAGCTTTTCAGCTGGTTGATTAAGGCCGCTTGGGTACATAAGAATTAATGAGTTCATTTGTACGCCATTTGCTACTACAGTAGTTGGTTGAACTTGTAAACCAAAAGTTGGTAAAGAAAATAACACACCGCTAGTTGCAGGGGTTCCGTTAGGGTTTGTTAAATCGTATTGGTTTCTACGATAAACATAAACTGATAAATGATTTGCCATTTTTTAATTGTTTTTTTTGTTATAAATTTTTTTTTGGGCAATACAAATATACGATATTTTATTGAATTTAAAATTGATTAAGTTAATAAAATCATTACCTTTGAATTAAATTAATTAAATTATGAAATTGAAAGCTCCAAGTAATAGAGTAATCATTAAGGTTGATTTAGAAAGTAAAAATAGCCATACATTTAAGGATGGCACAAAAATTAAGTTAGAAAGGGTATATGATAATTTTAATATGCGTTATGTTAAGCCTGTTAATGCGGAAGTGGTAAATGCCAAAGACATACCAGTTGGTTCTGAAATTTTAATACATCATAATGCTACTCATGATACTTATAAGATTTTTAATTACCAAAGACCTACAGCAGAAGCATCTTCTGATATGCAATATTTTTCAATACCAATTGAAGAGTGTTTTATGTGGAGAGATAAAAAAGGTTCCACGTGGAACGCTTTAAATAATTTTATTACGGGTTTAAGGATATTTGAACCATATACTGGTTTTTTAGAGGGGGTTGAGCCGGCATTGGTTAAAAATAAAATTTATGTTACAAGTGGAGAATTAGAAGGGAATGTAGTTGGAACAGTAATATCTAGCGATTACGAGATTATTTATCAAGATGACGATGGCACTGAGGGTAAAATTATAAGATTAAGATATTATCCAGAAGGTAATGATAGAAATGAGGTAATTTCAATTGAGCATGAATTTACTAATAAAGTTAAAAATGGCGAATTATTGGTTGGTTATAATACTTCAGATGCTAAAAAATTAATTTAATGTCAACAGAATTAGAGGCTAAAATAAAAGATTTAGAGAAACAAATAGCAATTTTGCAAAGTAAAAATAATTATTATGAGCAAGATGGGGTTGGTAAATTATATTATAGCTTACAAAGGAAAGCTAATGAAATGGCTGATTTGTTAAATGATAACAAATTAACTAGCACAATGATAGAAGATCCAAAAGATAAGACATTTGATAGATTGCAAAAAATTTGGACAGATGCAGAAGGGGTATCAACTGCAATTAAATCACTTGGCGTTATTGCAGGAATAGGTGTGGATTTAAAAGAAGAAAAAAAAGAAACTGCTCAAGTTAAAAAACCATTTTCACCAGAGAATATGGCTGATGCCGTTGGTGAATTAGCTGGTAAAAGATATTAATTATGTACGATAAAATTGAAGGTGGTAGTGTCGTAAATATACAGGGGTTGCTTTGCAATTTACCTCCTGAAGGATATGTATTTAATATAATTACAAAACAAGTAGAATTTAGGGGAGTATATAAAAGATCTGAAATTGAATTAGAACAATATTGGAAAAGAATAATGTTACCAGATTGGTACCAAGATACAATGAAGAAATGGGATGAATTTGATAAAAAGAAAAAAGATGATGAAATAGAGTTTTATGACGAAAGATTAGAAGATTATAAAAAACAAGAGTGGGATAGAAGATTAAATGGATTTTGGTATATGAATAATGGTACTCCTACATTTTTAACAGGATTGCATTATTTATATTTACAATGGTGGCCTATAGATATTGGTTATCCTAAATTTAGGATGCCAGATTTAGAAAAATTCTATTTTATGGACTATTGCATCCAAGATCCATTATGTATGGGGATGTTAGAAGTAACTAAAAGGCGTTTTGGTAAGTCATTTGTTGCTGGGTTATTTGTTTCCGAATATATTACTAGAACTAAGATGACAAACGGTGGGATTCAGTCTAAAACTGGATCTGATGCTAAAAAATTCTTTGCTAAAACTGTGGTAAATCCATTTAGAAGGCTTCCTAAGTTTTTTAGACCAGAATATGATATGTCTTTGGGTGTTAATCCTAAGACTGAAATGAGATTCCAAAAAACAAATGTAAGAGGCAGAAAAGCAGAGGATAGCGTAGATAAAGATGAATTAGGATCAATTATTGACCATCAATCAGCAGATACAGTTGCTTATGATGGACAAAAATTACATAGATATGTTGCTGACGAGTGTGGTAAGACAACAGAAGTAAATGTATATGATAGGCACGAGGTTGTACGTTATTGTTTGTTAGATGATGAGGGTAAAATTATTGGTAAAGCCTTATATACCACAACAGTAGAGAAATTAACTACCGAAAAAGATGGTGTTCAAGACGCTTTTAAATTATTATGGGAGGAAAGTAATCAAGATAAAAGACAAGAAAACGGTACAACATCAAGTGGACTTTATAGATTTTTCATGTCTGCAAAACGTACAAGAAACTTTGATGACTTTGGTTTCCCTGATGAAAATAAGACTTTAGATATGATTTTAGCTGATAGGGAAACAGTTAAGAATAACTCAAGAGCCCTATCTGCTCGTGTTAGAAAAGAACCATTAACTATAGATGAGGCATTTAGCACAGATTCTGACAAGTGTATATTTAATGTAATTAATATTGGGGCTAGAGAGCAATATTTAAAAGAAAACCCTGTTTTAAAAAGGCACATTATGTTCTATAGAGATATAGATCAAATAGTTAGGTGGAGAAATATTAATGATAAAGAAGACGATTTTCATTGGGTAATTACACAATTTCCAAATCCTGGAGAAGAAAATAAACACACATTTGATGTAAAAACTAGAAAGCCAGGAAGAGTTTCAGATGGTGCAATAGCAATTGACGGCTATAGTAATAGTCAGGGGGGTAAATATGGATCAAAAGCTTCAGCTTGGATAGGTAGAAGGTATGATTTATTAAATCCAGAGCAAACCGGTAAGGCTATAGGTCATCTATACGGTAGGCCACAAGTTAAAGAAACATTGCATGAACAAGTGCTTTTAGCTGCTGAATTTTACGGTTATCAAGCATGGTATGAGCATAATAGTGATGATTATTTATCCTATTTTAGAGATAGGGGTAGAGTTGGTTATCTTGGTTCATACCCAATTTCAACCATAGATCCATCAAAAAGAGAAACAGCAGATAGGCATAAAGGGTTCCCAACAACTCCATTTAGTTTAACAAAACAAGCTGATGTGGGAATTATGTATTTTGAATCTCACATAGATTCTATAGATTTTGAAAATTTACTTGAAGATGCTAAAAAATTTGATCCAAATAATAGAACAGATTATGACATTACGGTATCATTTTTAATGTTAATCGTTTGTTTAATGGAGCCAATTCAGAAGCAAATTAAAAGAGAACCACTTGTTAAAAGTTATGTTCCAATGTTCAATTAATTAAAAATTTTACTAAATTCTTAATATTTAGTATATTTGGCAATAAAATACAATCAAATTGGCAGATAGTCCTTTATCAATATCGGCAGCAAATAGTGATGGCCAAGCTTTAAAAAAGTTTCAAATCACTACAGATGTAGCATCTAAAAAAGATTTTACATATGGTAAAAATGTTGCACAAAGCATCTATTCTACAATTTACGGAAACCAAACTTATTTTTGGTTAAGAAATAATAGATTTAGAAAAAATAGACAAATAGCAAATGGTAAAATAGACATGAGTGTGTTTATGGATCGTTTGGAAATGAATAGTAAAGCTAACTTTGTAAATATTAATTGGAAATCAATTATTATTGGTAATACAATTGTTGCAAGATTAGTTGGATCATGGATGAGTAGAAAAGAAAAAGTTACAGTTACGGCAACAGATACAACTTCATCAATGATGAAACAAAGAGCAGCAGATGAAGCTGAGTATATGTATCAAAATAAAGAAACACTTGCTTATTTACAACAAGCATCTGGCGTTCCAATTATACCCAAAGATCAATTTATAGCTGAAGATAAAGATGAATTAGATCAATGGATTATGGAGTTTAATCATTTACCAGAAGAAATATTATATAGCATTACTTGTAATAATGTTTTTGAGGCTAATGGATGGAATGATGTTTTAAAGCAAAGGTTGCTACACGATTCAGCAGAGGTTGGATTAGTATGTACTTATACTTGGATGGATGAAGAAGGTGAAGTTCATGTTCAATGGATTCGTCCAGAAAATGCAATTTATTCTTATTCTGATTTTCCTGATTTTAGAGATACTACTTATAGAGGTCATATTTTATCAATGAAGATTAGTGAAATAAGAGCAAGATATGGTAAAGCAAATGGCGGTAGTTTAAGTGAAGAAGATATTTTTGCTTTAGCTCAATCATCAAAAGAATACCAATTAACAGATAAGATTAAGTGGATGCAAGATTGGAATGTTGCTTGGTTAAGACCTTATGATGAATGGAATATTGATTTAATGCAATTTGAAATTAAGACATTAGATTCTGATGGATATACTGTTACTAAAACTAAGAAAAATGGTAGCACTATAATTAGAAAGGGTAAACCTGAAAAATTAGACGATAATCAACAATATTTAGAAGAGAAAAAGTGGAATATATACGAAGGTGTATATTGTCCAGTTACTCAAAAGATGATTAAGTGGGATATTAAAAAGAATATGATTCGCCCACAAGATCCAAAAGAAATAGGTAATGCAGAATTTTCTTATAGCTTTTATATGTATGATCCTTATGACATGCGTAATGTAGCTGTACCTGAAAAAATTGAAGAGCCTATTGAACAAATGATTTTATCAAGATTAAAAATTCAACAACTGGTAGCTAAGATGGTGCCGGCAGGTGCTGCTATAGATGTTGATGCAATGCAAGAGTTAGATTTAGGATTAGGCGATTCTGTTAAACCTTTAGATGTTCAAAGAATATGGGAGCAAACAGGTAAACTTTATTATCGTGGTAGAGATGCTGAGGGAAATAGAATACCTGTTCCAATTACAGAATTAGCTAATACAGGATTTGCGCCTCAATTAAATGCGTTAATTCAATTATACCAATTTCATTATCAAGTATTAAAAGATGAATTAGGTGAAGATCCTAATTTAATGAGTCAGGCTGCGCAACCAAGAGTTTCAGCTTCTAACATTCAAGCATCTAGGCAATTAGCTAATAATGCTACTGAATATATGTATGATGCTTATATATATGTAATGGAAGAAACAGCTAAAAAAGTTGCATGTTTAATAAATAAAAGTGTGACTTATGGTGCTAAAAGATATAGAAATCTATTAAATGAACAAGATGTTGTAGATAGAAATTTTCTTGCTACAATTAAAATGTTACCTACTGATTATGATTTAGCAAACTTGCAGGGTATGATAAACAATGCAATTGCATCAAATCCTCAATTTGTGGTTTATTTAGATCCATTTAAAGCAATGAGAATGGCTAAAGAAAATGTAGAATTAGGTGAATTATATTTTAGACAAGCTCAAAAGAGATATATCAAAACAGAGCAAGAAAATGCTTCTAATAATAGTCAACAAAACGCTGAAGCTCAACAAGCAAGCATACAAGCCAAAATGCAAGCTGATTCTGCTATAGAACAACAAAAATCATTAACTAAAGAAAAAGAAATTATATTACAAGGAGTTTTTGATTTAGCAAAAGCAAATATACCAGTTCCGGCTGAATTGCAACAATTAGTTATGAGTATGTTACAAAATGTAACAGTTCCAATTACTGTTCAAAATCAACAACAAGAACAAGCGTTAATGCAGCAACAGCAACAAATGCAACAGCAACAACAAGCTGAAATGCAACAGCAAGATATGGGACAAGAACAAGGCCAAGAAGGTGAACAGATGTCACCAGAAGAGCAACAAATGATGATGGAACAACAAATGCAACAACAATAAATAAAAACTTAAAATAAATAAAAATGGCAACGGTAAGTAAACTTTTAATAAGACTACAAAAATTTAGCTCAAAAATTAGTACAGTTGTAGATGCAACTGAATCTTTTAATGCTAATAACAATTTCTATCAAGATTTATCTGGATGGGATTCAGCAGTAGTTCAATTTGTAGGGACATCTGGAACAGTTAGTTTTAGCACTACGAATGATGATGGTTCTATAACAGGGCAATTATTGCCTGCACCAGAAGTGCCTATTAATGGGGTAGCAGTATTAGGGGTAAATTTATCCACTAAAACTGATGTTTCATCCATTGCAGCTGCTGGAATTGTGGAATTTGGCATTATTGGTAAATATTTATTATTACAAGGTTCTACAACAACAACAACAACAACAGCAGCACCTTAATAAAAAAAAATAAAAAAAATGGCAAATTCAATAGCATATGTATTGTCTAAAAATACATACCCTAATGCCTTTCAGGCAAATCTTATAGGAGTTAATCAAGGCACTCAAATTGTTTATGCAACAACAAGTACATTAACATCCGCAAATGTATTATTTGCCGATAGTAGATTAACACAGCCTATTTATGGAGATGGTACAAGTTGGTATGGCGTACAATTATTAACAGATGATTCTGTTTTATATCCTATTACCATAAATGGTAGTGGGACTATAGTAATTGGTTCTGGAACTACTACTACTACTACTACTACAGTTGCACCAACAACTACAACAACAACAGCGGCTTAAACAAAATAGAAACCAAATCAGCATTTATGCCAGAGAATACAGACATGTCAGCACCAATTAAGCTGGCAGAAGGTTACAATCCGTTTTCGGATGAAAATGTACCACAAGTACAACCAGCAGTAGAAGTAGCCCCTACTGCACCAAGTGAGCCGCAAGATGGTACTCAATCGGCTCAAAATGAACAAGTATCTAATTCATCATTTGATCAAAACCAATTTGTAAAAGAAAGATTTGGGTTTGAAAGTGTAGAAGATGCTGAAAATCAATTTAAAAAATTTAAAGAACAACCTTCTTTTGAATTTAAAGATGATGTGAGTAAAACATTGTTTGATGCTATCAGAGAAGGTAAGGCAGATGATGTTTATCAAGTTTTAAATGAACAAAAAAGACTTGATAAATTAACTACAGCTGAACTAAATCCTGATTTAGCTGTAGAAATTATAAAGGAAAACATAAAAAATAAACATAAAGATTTAGATCAGGAAGAAATTGATCTTTTATTTTTTGAAAAATTTTATGTACCTTTAAAGCCAGAACAGACGTTTGATGATTCTGATGAAGATTATACTGAAAAAGTAAAAACTTGGCAAAATCAAGTTGATTATGTTGAGAAAAGATTAATGATTGAAGCAAAGCTTTCAAGACCAGAATTAGAAAAATATAAATCTGATATTCAATTACCAGATATTTATAATGAATCTGGCAGACAAGCTGAATCTCAAGCAGAATTTGAGATAATGCAAGAAGCTAGATCTGAATATGAAAAAACGCTAAATTCTGATTTCCAATCCTTCAACGGATTTAATGTATCGGTAAAAGACGAGGATGTTGAAATACCGATTTCGTTTAATGTTGGTGAAGATGAAAAATTGGTAATGAAGAATCAATTAGAGGATTTTGACACTGATACTTATTTTGAAAACAGATGGTTTAACAAGGACGGTAAACCAAATGTTCAACAAATAATGGCAGATAAATATCTGTTAGAGAATCGTGAAAAAATATTCTCTAAAATAGCAAATGAAGCAGCATCTCAAAGATTGTTGGCTCATTTAAAGAAGAATGGAAACATTAATATCAACCAAACCGCAACTCCTCAAGGAGCGAAACCAGACTTAAATGGCGTTGAAGCTGAAAGGCTAAGAATGGCTGAATGGGCCTTTAGTTCGTAACTTGATATTGCCTTTGGAGGAGGCGTTTAAAACAAAAAACAAATATCATGGCAGGAATACCTACCTCAAATATTTTGCAGCCGGGTTCAATCTCGTTGCAAACCCAGAATAGGCAACTTATGGTTGACCTACAATTATTAACACCACAGTACTACAAGCAATACACTCAAAAGTATGGCAATGAAGATTTTACATGGTGGTTAGCTGCTCATAGCGGCATGGAAGAAGTTAAAAACTTAAACTACTTCTGGTTTGAAAACCGCGGTAAATTAATGCCAGGTGTTACAAACAATAGCACAGTTGCTGCCGCAGCTGGTGCTTCTATTACATTAACTTTAGGAGCAGAAGCTTACTACAACAGTGGTACTCAATCTCCATTAAGAGTTAATGAAACTTTACGTGTTGCATCTTCAAATATTGAGGGTGTTATCGTATCTATTGATGATTCTGTTCCGAATGCATTTACTTTTGTTGTTGCTCCTAAGCAAACTTCTCAAGGTTTTCAATCAGCTGGTTCTGGTTCATTATTAGCTGGTGAGGTTTTATTATTCGGTGGTGACGCAGATGCTGGTGAAGCTTCTCAAGCTATCAATCCTTTGATTCAATTGGATGAAAGATATGATAACTATGTAACAGAAATTCGTGATGGTTGGTCTAACACTGACTTAGCGCAAATGGCTGAAACATATTATGAGTTCCCTGTATCTCCAGATATGGCTCAAAATGGCGTTACTGCGTTTACTTACAAAGGTATGTATAAGACTCTTGTTCGTTTCAAAAACAACGTAGAAGCAAAATTAATGCGTGGTAATTTACAAAATAACAGCGCAATTGATTCTAACTCTCAAGGTTCAGTAGGTATCATTCCTAAAGTTGTTGCTGACGGTGAAACTGTTGGTTACACTCCGGGTACATTAGATATCGCTAAATTACATGAGATTACTCGTATCATGGACGTTAATGGTTGTGCTAAGCAATCTGCTTGGTTAACTGACATCTTCCAAAGACAAGATTTCTCTGATGGTATCTTCGCTGCTTACCCAGCTGGTGCTTTCGTTTATGGACAAGGCGAGAAGTCAAAAGAGGCTTCTGTTGCTTATGGTTTCCAAGAAATTTTCATCGATGGATATTTATTATCTGTAAAGAAGTACGCTCAATTCAACACTGAGGTTACTACTGGTTTAACTCCAAATGTAGATTACTTCCGTAATTTCGGATTAATTTATCCAATGGGTGAAACTAAGGATGCGAAAACCGCTCAAGTTTACAAGAATATCACTATTATGTATCAACAACCTCCTCAAGGTGGTACTGTTGGTAACGGTATTCGCGTATGGCAATATGGTGGTGGTTCTCCAAACCCTACAGATGGTACAATGACTAATCAAATCGCGATGATTACCTACAGAGGTACTCGTGTTTGTGCAGCAAACCAATTTATCATCGTTCAAGGTAACTAATTTGTTACCAAAATAATCGGGTAGGGGCAACTTTATTGATTGCTCCTACCTTTTTTAAACATTAAAAAATAACCATTTATGGCTCGTTTAAAGGCAGTAGGTTTAGCAGATGCTAACTATTCACAACAAGGTGAAGTAAAAGTACAAAGACAAAATGATGAGGCTGCACAAGCTATGCAGGAATCCTTTTCATCTAATACAGCAACAACTTTCAAGATTTTCAAATTATCAGATACCAAGAAAAATGGTAGATACCATATGGAAGGTATTGACGATGTTTGGAATGAAAAGAAAGGTAGAATGGAAAGAATAAGACTTTTGAGAGGTTATCCAAGTATTTGGGTAGAAGACCAAAAAGGACTTGAAAAATCATTCGTTGAACAAAACAGAAGAAGCTTAATTTTTGATAGAAGAGTATTAAGAGTAGCTGAATATGACGTAGAAGCTCTTGAGTTTTTAAATCTATGTAACGCTAATCTAGATAATCCTAACAAAAAAGGTACTAGAAAAATTACATTCTTTCAATGGAATCCACAAAGAACAGCAGAGCTTGAAAGAGCTAAAAGAGTCGCTAAAGTTGAAGCAATTAAATACGCTTCATTGGCAAGCGAGGAAGAAATGCGTAAGCACTCTAATTTCTTGGGAATTGCATTTACGGATGAATTAGGAATGCCTAAATCAATGGATGCATTAAGAAATGACTACGAACTTTACGCTGAAGCTCAACCTAATAAGTTTATGCAAAGCGCTGGTTCTAAAGAAGTTGAAATAGCATTTATAGTTAAAAAAGCTTTAATTGATAATAAAATTGACACTACTACAAAAAGAGGTTCAGCTTATTGGTCAAATAATGGAGGTTATATTTGTAAGATACCATCTGACAAAAAACCGCAAAATTATTTAGTCGAATTTGCAATGTACCCTCAAGATGAAAGTAAGGCATTTTTAGAGCAATTAAAGAAATTGATGTAATCTTTCCCCCTCTAAATAAAAGAAGCCCT